GCGTCGGTCAGGCTGCCCCGGGTCATGCCGATGCGGAGCACGTTGTTGCCGTCCACCGAGCCCACGGCGAAGGCGTAGATGTGCCCGCCCTTGTCGGCCTGCACGGGCATCGTGAACGACCCGTCGGTGGCCGAGGGGACGGGCTGGTCGGCGTCGAAGTACAGCGCCAGGCTGGCCGCGTTGACCTGCCAGAGGATCATGTGCAGCGTGACCTCGCGCAGCGTGATCACCGACCGCACGGGGCTGATCGACTGCCAGGGCGTGATGTCCTGTTTGGTGGTGTTCTGGCCGACCGTGGGGCCGGCGTCGGACACGTATCCGAGCGGGGTCCAGGGCGCGGCGAACGCCGTCTTGGTGTCGGCGGGCAGGGCCGTCCCGGCCGGGGCGATCCAGAGGCCGCCCGTGGGGCCGGGCGTGCCGACGCGGACCTCGGCGGCGGTCAGGCTGGGCGTCCACGCGACGAACGGCTCGGGGGCGGGCTGCTCCAGTGTGTCGGCTGCTGGCATCTGATCTTCCTTCCGTACGGTCCAGGCGGCACGGGCCGCAGGCATCGCGCCTACGGGGCCGCCTGGGGCGGGTGGCACAGAACCTCGTACCGGGCGCAGTAGCGCGGCCCGGCGTCGTTGTCGGGCAGCCAGAACGGCCCCTCGACCTGGTTGACGGCGCATCAGACGCCCTCGGGCCAGGGCACGGCGGGCAGCCCGAGCATCTTCAGCCGCGCCTGGTCGGCGCGGTCCCGGGCCGCCTGCTTGGTGGCCGCCCGGGCGTCTACCTGGATCGAGTAGGTGACCAGCCAGTTCGGCCAGGGGGACACGGCGGCGTAACAGAACGACGTGACGCCGGGGATGCTGGCCAGCTGCGCCCAGGCGTGCGCCTCGGCGTCGGGCTGCGCGACCAGCGCCGGGGTCGTCACGGCGCCCTCGCCCCGGCCAGCACGGGGCCGAGCATCGGCTCGGCGGGCATGTTGACGGTGCCGTACTCCACGAACCGGGCGTAGGGCACGTTGTTGACGACCAGCCGCTCGCCCTCCCGGCCGTGGTGGACCTCCCACCCGGCCTGGAGCGTGCCCGTCTCGACGGGCGTGCGGGCGCGCACGTCGTCGGCCACCCGGTCGGCCACCTCCCCGATGCCCGGGTCGGCCACGCGGCGCGGCGCCCCGGGGTCGGTGACGCGGAACACGGACGTGCTCACGGCGGCCACCCCCCGGTGCCCGTGGCCGTGGCGACCCAGCAGTCCAGCCCGCCGCCGCCGCGCGGGTCGCGCACCGGCCGCGCCTGGGACAGCCAGTAGTGCTGCCCGTCAACCTCCGCGATCACGCCGTCTGCAACCGGCGCGTCCGGGGGGAGGTACAGCTGGGCCAGGGCGCCCGCGTTCGGGTCGTAGGGGCCGTGCCCGCCGCCCTGGGCGGCCTGCCCGTCGCTGCGGCCCGGGCTGCGCTGGAGGCTGCCCTGCCCCTGCCACACGGGCGCGCTCAGGTCGGGCAGCGCCCAGCCGTGCGCGTCGGGCGCCGGGGTCTCCTCGTACAGCGCCACCGTGCTGGGGGCCAGCAGCAGGCTCACGGGTTCCACCCGAAGGTGAGGTGGATCAGCAGCAGGGCCAGCAGCACGAGCACGGCCAGCTCCACCCAGGCGCGGATCTCGGCCAGCATCACGCCACCGCCCACCAGGACTGGGCCGGGTCGTAGACCGGCCAGGGGGTGCCCGGCGCCGAGGGCAGCGCGGGCGGGCTCTGAACGAGCTCCGCCGAGCCGCCGCTGCCCATCAGTGACCGATGCCAGGCGGCCCGCGCCATGGCCGCCCCAGCGTCACCGCCCGGCATCGGCGGCGAGTAGGTCACCGACTGGGCGCCTGTCGCAACCTGAGACACGGCCGGGCTGGGCGGCAGCTGCGCGGCGTACGCCTCCCACTGGAGCGCGGCGCACAGATGCGGGTCGGTGGCCCAGGTGGCGTCCGCGATGTGGCTCGCGGTCGTCTCATCCAGCCCGCCCGGGGTCGGCGGGTTCAGCGGCGGCGCCCAGGCGCGCCACGGGTCGGCCGGGGGCGCCCCGGACATGGCGAGCGCCTGGAGCAGGCGCCGCTGGTTGCTGCCCGGGGGCACGAACGCCGAGCCCTGCTCGGCCACCGTGACCGCCAGCTGCACGTACCCGGCCAGGGGCGTGACCGCGCCCACGGTCCACCGCTGGTAGTTCTGGCTGTCGTTCGTGCCCTGCTGGGTGATCAGGTCACCGGCCACGACGGCGGCCAGCCCGGCGCTGCGGTCGTACCCGTCCGCGTCGGTCGTGGCGAGGGCCACCAGCGTGGGCGCGGCCCAGTCGTCGGCCCGGTACTTCCCCGGCCCGGGCGCCGTGGAGGGCGCCCCGGCCTGGGTGTCCCAGTAGCCCGACGCGAGGACCGTGCCCAGCTGGATGGCCGTCACGGCTCAGGCCGCCTTGCCGCCCTTGGCCCTGCCCTCGTCCTCGGCTGCGGCCTCGGTCGGCGCGGCCCCGGACGCCCCGGAGGTGCCCGCCTTGGCAAAGGCGTTCGCCCCGCCTGGCACGAGCACGGTCACCGGGTCGATGATCACGAACCCGAACCTCGCCCACACTTTGAGGGGTGTGACGTTGTCCTGGAAGCCGCTGACCTGCACGACCCCGCTCGCGTCCGCGATCACGCCCGAGGGGTCGAGCAGGAACCGGATGTCCTGCCGCACGCCCAGCACGGCCCACCGCCAGTCGCCCGTGATCACGTCGGCCGGGTTGACGCCGGCCTTGGACTGGAAGGGGGTGTAGGCGGCGGGCACGCCGTAGATCGACGGCACCTCGTAGTCGCCCAGGCTGGTCACGCCGAGGATCAGCTCGCCCGTCGTGGCGCGCAGCCCGCGCAGCCGCGAGCGGACGGTGAGGTCGGCCGCGGTGCCGTTCGGGTCCAGGCCCAGGGCCTCCACGGCGGCCATCGCCTTGTTGATCGTGTCGGCCGCGTCCGTGCCCGCGTTCACAGCTGCCGCGTGGCCGCGCACCCCGCCAGCTGGGAAGCTCGCGGGCGCGCCCACGCCGAACAGGGCGGCGCCGTCCAGGGCCATGGCGATGGCCTGGGACAGCAGGGGCCGGCAGTACCCCCACAGGTTGATGGTCGTGTCTTCAACCATCTTGTCCGGCACCGCGATGACCGCCGCCACTTCCTCGGCGGTCAGGGTGGCGGGCTTCAGCCCGACGTCGGTGTAGGGCTTCCGGCCGCTGGCCGCCGTGACCCAGCTGGCGGTGGGCAGGGTCTTGGGGACGGGCATCTGCGTGACGCCGGTTCCCATCGGGACCGTTTGGCACAGCTGCAACGCGGCTGACTGCCGGGTGGCCTCCTGGATGATCTGCGCGGACAGTTCGGGCGGAATGACGCCCGAGAAATCGCCTAGTGCCATGGGAAAGCTCCGTGATGCGCGAAGGGATCGTCGCACCGCTTTCCGCGCCACCCGGGCGGGGCCGCCTCACGCTGCACCCCGGCCGGGCCGTGGCATCACGCCTTGTGAAGCGCCCGGATTCGGCTACCGGCTGCCCGCCGCCTCACGCTGCACGGGCATCGCGGCCAGGCTACGACGGCCCCGGCCCGGGCGTCCAGCTGCGGCCGCAACCGGCGAGCCGCCAGGACGGGGCCGCCACACCGGCCGCTGTCAGCCTGTCAGCTGGCCCCTTGGGTAATCACATGCACCGCGCGGCCAGGCCCGGACAGGCCCGCACAGCCGCGCGCAATCCGCGCGCAATTCATCGGCGCAGGTCAGCGACCCCGCTGCGCCATGGCCTGCCGCAGGAAGTCCCCATCAGCCGGGGCAGCTGGCCCCATCGGCCCAGCGGGCACGCGGCCGGGCGCCTGCTGCGGCGCCTGGGCGGCCAGCCGCTCCACCATGCGGCCCAGCGCCCGCTTATCGACCTCGCCCTGGTCGTTCACGTACCGGGCCAGGTTCAGGTCGTCGTCCTCCAGCATCTTGCCGGGGTCGGCCAGCTTGCCAGCGGCCAGGGCGCGGAACTCGGCGGCGGCCACGAGCAGCCCGGCCGCGCGGGCCGCCTCCTTGCGGCCATCCTCGCGGGCGGCGGCCACGGCGCGCTCCTGCTCGCTCATGCCCTGCTGCTGGAGCGTGGACAGGGCTTGCTGCGTCAGCCGGTGCAGCCGCCGTTCCTCGGTCAGCGCATCCGTCACGCGGGCCAGGTCGTCGGCGCCAGCTGGCGGCGCAGCTGGCGGCGCGGGCGCAGCTGGCCCGGGCGCAGCTGGGCCGGGCGCAGCTGGCGGCGCCGGGGCGCCTGGCGCAGCTGGCGCAGCTGGCGCGGGCAGGGGGTGGGGCGCGGCCGGGTCAGCTGGGGGCGCGGGCTGGGTCATCGGTGGTCATCCTCACGCGGGGGCGGTCTCGGGCGCCGGGGCGGGCAGCTGCGGCGGCGCCGGGGCGGGCGGCGGGGTCACCGTCTCCATGTCCCGCCAGGCGGCGACCTCCTGCGGCGTGGCCCCGGCCTTGCGCCACAGCACTTCCTTGGGGACGCCGATGGTGGCCAGCTTGGTCAGGGCGTCGGCCACCTGCGCCATGCTGCGCGTCTCCGGGTCGCGCCAGATGACCTGACCCTCCATGTTCGCCGCGCCCGGGTCCCCGACCAGGCCCAGGGCCGTCCGCATCACCGCTTCCCAGCCCTCCCCGATGTGCAGCATCCGGCGCTGGGTCTTGGCGACCAGGCCGGCCTCCAGCGCCTTGATGGCGTCGGCGGCAAGGTTGACCAGGCGGGAGTGCCCGAAGTAGTACGGCGGGGTCTGCGTGATCCCGGCCAGGCTGTCCACGTCCTGCTCCACCCCGGCCAGGTACCCGGTCAGCGGGTCGCCCGGGAAGGCGCCGAACTTCCCCGAGGGGTCCTCGTTGACGAGCAGCTGGTTGGCGCCCACGTTGAACGGCTTCACGGCCACCGTCTGCTCCGTGGTCACGCCATCGGCGGCGGTCGTGGCGACGACCTGGCGGGCCAGCTTCATCCCCGTCGCCCACACCTGGCGGAACGCGCCGAAGTCCGACGCCACCAGCCGGTTGAAGATCATGGTGTGGATGCGGTCCACGATGGGCAGGGCCGGGTCCAGCTCGGAGCGCGGCGCGCCGCTGGTGCGCGGCTGGGCGTTGATCTCGTGCAGCCCGACGAGCCCGGCCGGGTTCGGCGCCACCTCGGGCTCGGTGGCGTTCGGCGCCCACGTGGCGATCACCTCGGGCAGGATCAGCACCTCCGTGTGCTTCTGGCTGACGGGATCAACGAACCGCTTGAACCCGGCCAGCCGCCGCCGCCTGCTGCTGCCCGGGGCGTACAGCACCGTCGCCTCCAGCGGCGATTCCGCGGTGATGCTCACCCCGGCCGGGCTGTCCTCGGACGGCTGGACGAGCACGTAGCCGCGCCCGGTCACCAGGGAGTCGGTCTGCACCAGTTCGGCGTCGGCGTCCATGCTGTTGGCCTGCCACAGCGCCCAGGCCGCATCCGAGCTATCGCCCCACTCGAACGCGACGACCTGGAGCCGCTCGGCCACGGCGTTGGCCACCAGGGCCGCCCAGTTGGCATAGGACTCATCGAGCAGGCGGCGGAACACCTGCCGCTCCTCGCTCTCCAGCAGCGCGATGATGGCCGACTCGCCGTCGTAGTAGCTCAGGTACATGGCGACCTGGGGCGCCTGCCAGTCCAGCTGCCGGGAGCAGGCGGCCCGCAGGTCATCGAGGTACGTCACGACGCCCGCCTGCCCATGGGTGCATCGTAGGCCGCCCGGGGCGCGGTCACCAGCCTGCCGCCATGTAGTCGTCGGACGGGGCGGCCACGTGGCGGATGGCCCGGTCCAGCGCCATCACGGCGGCCACGATGGAGTCGATCTTGTCAGCCGAGCGGGCCTTGTCGGGCTTCAGGTTCCCGGCCGGGTCCTGGCGGGTGACCAGGTTCCCGGCCTGCCAGCGGATCAGCGGCGAGCCGCCGTGGCGGTACCAGCCCGCCGCGACCAGGCGCAGCAGCTCCTTCGTCGGCGCGCTCATGGTGGCGAAGCCCTGCCCGACCTGGATCAGCGGCACGCCCTCATCGAGCAGCTGGCTCGCCAGCTGGGTGGCGCCCCAGCGGTCGAAGCCGACCTCGAGTATTTCGTACCGCTCGGCGTCGGCCAGCAGCGCGGCCTTGATGGCGTCGTAGTCGATCACGTTGCCCGGGGTCAGCGTCAGCCAGCCCTGCGCGGCCCACACGCGCGCCCGGCCGCCCGTGCGCCGGTCCAGGGCCTCCAGGGCAGCCTCGGGGGCGAACGTGCGCCAGATCGCGTCGTGGCTGCCGTCCGGGGCGGGGAAGCTCAGGCAGTACGACGCCAGGTCCGACGTGCTGGCCAGGTCCAGGCCGCCGAAGCACGCCCGGCCGGCCAGCTGCGCGGCCAGCTGGGTGTGCGGCACCGGCCCAGCCGAGGCGTCCCACACCGACGTGTCGATGGCCCGGCCCGCCTGGTCGGACTGCCGGTTGAGGCGGAACTGCTCAAACGCGCGCTGCGCGGCCGGGTTCGCCTTCGCCTTGGCGGCTTCGTCGGCCAGCACCCGCTCATCGAGGTAGAGCCCGAGCGCGGGGTTGGCCAGCGCCCACGTGGCCGGGTCATCCCACGGCGCGACCACGTGGGCGTGCTCGACCTGGCAGCCCTCGCCGCACTCCTTCGGCGCCGCGTACAGCACGACCAGGCGGCGCCGGTCCAGGCCCGGGTCGGCCAGCACTTGCTCGGACCATTCGCGCTCGGCGGCGGCGAACCCGGCCGGGTCGTTGTCGGCGGTGGTGGTGAGGATCATCATGGGCTGCGACCGGGAGCCGAACCCCGTCCGCAAGGCGTCGTAGAGGTCGCGGCTGGGCTGGGTCAGCAGTTCGTCGATGTAGGCCGCGTGCGGGTTCGGCCCCAGGGCGCCCAGGGCATCCCCGGCCATGATCGTGAAGAAGCTCGCGGTCGGCTCGTAGGTGATCCGCTGCGATGCCCACGTGCGCAGCCGCCGCGCCAGCACGGGCGACAGGGCCACCATGCGGGCGGCGGCGTTGTAGACCAGCGCGGCCTGGTCGCGGTCCAGGGCCAGCCCGTAGCACTCGGCGGCTTCCTCGTCGTCGCTGGAGAGCAGGTAGAGCATCAGCCCGGCAACCAGCTCCGACTTCCCGTTCTTCCTACCTGTCGATAGGTAAAGCTCGCGGTACCGGCGCACGTACCGGCGCCAGCCGCCGTCCCACTCGACGGTGCCCAGCAGCGGGCGGATGACCCGGTGTTCCTCCCACCAGGCGGGCACGAACGGGCGCCGCGCCCAATCCCCCTTGGTGTGGACCAGAAGCTCGGTGAAGAACGCCATGGCGTGCGCCACGCGGGGCTCGCACAGATGCTCACCGCGGCGCCAGCAGGTCATCCCGTCGAACGTGCGGCGGCACGGGGAGAACCGGCGCCGGTCGGGCATGGCGCCCATCCTGCCAGCGGGTAGCCCGCTACGCTGTAGCACAGCCGCCCCGGGGCTGCGTTGGTGGTTCATCCGGCCCCGGGGTCGGCGCGCTCTACCGATTGGCGCGCCAGCGCCCCAGCTGGCGCCGGGCCGCGCCCCTGCCGGGACCAGCTGCCCGGCGCCTAGAACGCCAGCAGCCCGCCCCCGGGGAAGGGGCGGGCTGCTTGGCTGCGGCCTAGCCGCCGTGCTTGACGTAGACGACGAACAGGGTCGCGGCGATGGCGAGGATGATCACGGCGACGACCCCGGCCCAGGGGTTCCTGCCCGCCTGCTCGCGCTCGCGGTCGATCCGCGCCTGGCGCTGCCTGGGTGTCTCGCGGTAGGGCATGTCAGGCCCCCTCGCTGGGCGCCAGGTACGCCAGCTTGGCCAGCTGGGCGCCGCAGGCGCGGCACACCAGCAACCAGGAGCGGTAGAACCCCGCGTGGCGCGGCGGCCCCAGGTCGGGCTGCGGGGCCGCGCAGCACTTCGGCGTTCGCAGGGTGCGGGCGCCCGGGCGCTCGGCCAGCAGGTCCCACCTGATGGTGCCCGTGCGGGGCAGCTGCTCGGTCATGACAGGTACCTCCTGCTCTGCTCGGCGGCGGCGTCGGCCTCGGCCAGCGCCCGGGCGGCGATGGCCAGGGCCGTGGCGCCCTGGACCGTCTCGGCGAACTCGGGGTTGCCGAGCAGCACGCGCAGCGCGGCCAGCACGGCATCGCCCCAGCTGGGGATGACCTGGCCCCAGGCGGCGCCGATGGCGCCCGAGGGGCCTTCGGTCCACATCTGGACGACCCGGTAGCCCATGCTCACGGGGTCGTGGATGACGTAGATGGTCTGCCCGGCGATGCCGGTCAGCCTGGCCACGGCGAACGACTGGCACACGTACCACGGGTGGGCATCGCAGCCCATGATGGCCGCGTGCGCGGCGTGGTCGGCGTGCAGCCGCAGCCGCGCCTCAGCGATGGGCAGGTCGGTCCAGCCGGGGCCGGTAGGGACCTGGTAGGGGTCGGGGGTGTTCATGGGTGGTTCCTCCTGATCGGTACGACCGGGGCGGGCTGCCCCGGCTCGGGTACGGGGGCCAGGCGCGCCAGGTAGGCGGCTGGCACGGCGGCGGCCAGCTGCGCCATGGTGGCGGCGTCCAGCTGGCCGGGGTTGGCCGGGTCGCGGTGCGCGACGATGCGCGCCCACACCCAGCCGTGGAAGGTCACGGTCAGTTCCTCGGATGGCGCCCGGCCGTCGAGGTAATCGACGGCGGCGGTCCGCACGGCCCAGGGGCCAGCTGCCAGGCGCATGGTGGTGGTTCCTCCTTGGGATGCAGGCCGGCCCCGGGCGCGCCCGCGTGGGGGCGCCCGGGGCCGTTGGCTACGGGCTGGCGGTCACTCGGCGGCCGGGGCCTGCACGGTGGCGCGGGGGCGGTCCTGCACGTCGCCCTCGCGGCCCTCGGCCTTGGCCAGCTTGTTGGCGGCCAGCCGCTTGCCCTGGCACGCGCCGCACTCCAGGTAGCGGCCCTTGCCGTCGCCCTTGTTCGCGGTGCAGGGGAACGCCCCGGCCTTCTTCAGGTCGCCGCAGGCGCCCAGGCAGCGCAGCATGGCGCCGTCCCCGGCCACAAGCTCGGGGTAGGCCGTGGCGCTCATCGGCAGCACTTCGCCGTTGGCGGCCAGCCAGGCGGCCGGGCCAGCGTGGACGGGCAGGTCCGAGAGCGTGGCGCCCTCGGCCGTGGCCGCCTGCGCCCGGGCGCGGCCCGCGCTGGCCGGGGCCGGGGCCTCGGGCAGCACGCACTCGCCCGCCCAAAACTTCGTGGCCACGCCGAAGGAGCCGCCCTTGGCGGCCCGGCCGTTACCGCGCTTCAGCACGAGCCCGGTGCGGTCGGCCACGACCTTGGTGATCTGCACGCCCGGCGCCTCGGGCAGCGAGCCCGCGCCGTAGAACATGAAGGCGGCCGGGTTGCCGTGGCCCTTCCACGTGGCCCGTGCGGTGCCGGTCGGCACGCCCTCGGGCGCGGGGGCCAGGTCGGCGCTGCCAGCCTGCGCGGCTGCGTTGTCCTCGGCGGCGGCCAGGGCGGCGTGCTCGGCGGTGGTGTTCGTCATGGTGGTTCATCCTCTCGCGGTTCGGGGCCAGCTGGCCCCTGGCGCCCCCGTGTGGGGCGCCGTACTGCCAAGTACAGCGCATCGTCACGCTGGGTTATGCCCGGTTACGGAAAGAACTCGAACAAAGTCGTCAGCCCGCCCCATCCATGGCCGCTGCGCTGGGCATTTCCACATCGACCTCGCCGCAGGCGCGGGCCGCCGCGCCCCGGTCGCCCTTGCAGAAGACCAGCACGTCCTGATGGCAGCGGCCCAGCCCGCGCGTGCCCGTGAACAGCCGGGCCGCCGCGTAGGGCACCGACCCGATGGGGGTCAGCAGCACGGCGCCCGAGCAGTAGGCCAGCCCGGCGCGGGCCGCTGCGGCGATGGTCGCGCCGCGCAGGTCCAGCACCGGGCCGCCGCCCCGGCCGCGCGTGTCGCCCGTCACGATCACGGCGAACCGATCGGGGCGCAGCGCTGCCGCGCAGTCGCCCAGCACGTCGGCCCATACGGCGTTGAAGTCGCCCGGCGCCATGGTGGACAGGTCGGCCGGGTCGTCGGAGTACCGCTCCAGGTCGTAGTACGGCGGGCACGTGAACAGCAGGTCAGCCGAGCCCGGGGGCAGCTGCGCGGCCCACTTCCGCGCGTCGGCGCACGCCCAGGCGGGCGCGGCCGGGGCAGCTGCCAGGGTCTCCCGGCGCCCCACGATCCACAGCAAATCGCCAGCGCGCAGCTGCGGCAGCGCCTTGGCCTCGTACACCGGATCGAGCGCCAGGGCGCCCAGCTGCGCGGCCGGGGCGTGCTGGTGGTAGTCGAGCCCGGCGCCGACCAGCGTGCAGCGGGCACGCCAGCCCGGCGCCCAGCGGTCCAGCCGCCTGGCCGGGTCGGCGCCGCAGACCACGCCCAGGACCGGCGTCGTGTTGCCCGCCCGGTCCAGCCCGGCCAGGATGCCCGCCAGGCTCATGCCCGACCCGACGGGCACGACGTAGCGGGCGGCCGGGGGCAGCTGCGCGGCCTGCGCGGCGGTCTGCTCCACCGCGGCCTCGCACTCCATCCCGAACGGGATCTCCAGCCAGCCGCGCTCGGCGGCGTCGGCCCGGGCGCGGGCGATGATGACCGTGTTCCGCCCCGGGGCGTGCTGCACGATCTCGGCGCCGTGCGCCCGGGCGGCCAGTAGCTCGGGGGTCAGCTGCCCGGTCGGCACGTGGACGCGGCAGGGCACGCCCAGCTGGGCGGCCACGGCGGCCACGATGTTGACCTGGGGGGACTGCCGCGAGCCTGCGGTGACCAGGCCGGCCAGCCCGGGGCCAGCTGCCCGGGCCAGCGCCAGGCAGGTCCGCGCCTTCCCCCCGGCGCTGCCGCGCACCATGAACAGGTCGTCCCGCTTGACCAGGTAGCCGCCGTGCTCCTGCACAGGCGTGATCGCCTCCGGGTCGGCCAGCTGCCCGGGCTCGGGGGCGCCGATCAGGCCCCGGGCGGCGAAGTCGGCGGCCTGCTGCTCGTTGGCGGCGACCTGGGCGGGGGACAGGTCGCAGCCGAGGTAGGGGTGGCCGAGCATGGCGGCGACCAGGCCGCGCACGGACCCGCCAGCGAACGGGTCCAGCACGGCGCCCCCGGGCGGGCAGAACCATCGGTAGGCCAGTTCGCACAGCACCGGGTCGAAGATGCTGATGCCCGACCCGACGCCCTGGGCGGGCTTGTCGTACCAGTCGCGGACGAACTCGGTGGTGGTCAGCGGGCGGCCCAGCGCGGCCTCGGCGTGTTCCTTCTTGGCGTAGAACTGCGGGTCGGCGCGCAGCCAGCCCGCCGTGCCGCCGCGCATCGCCGCCGCCTCCTGCCGGTCCCCGGCCAGCCGCCCGACCTCCGAGGCGATGCCCAGGGCCAGCCAGGCTGCCTTGCGGTCGCGCCACCAGCCGGTGCGCCCGTCCAGCACATCGAACGGCGGGACCAGGAAGCGGTCGGCCAGGCGCGGCCGGGGCGGCTGCCGGTCGCGCTGCTGGCCGAGCAGCTGGGCCAGCCGGGCATCCGTGAACCCCGACCCGGCCAGGCCGCGCTCGGTCGCGCCCATCCGTTGCAGCAGCGCGACCAGCTTGTCCTGATCCCACCGCGCCTGGCGCGCCCACTCGTTATCGCCCACCAGGATCGAGCGGGCCGTGTCGTCGTCGCAGTCGATGATGATGGCGGGCAGCTGCGCCATCCCCGACGCCCGGGCCGCGCGCCAGCGGTGCTCCCCGGCGAGGATGTGCCCGGTGGACTCGTGGACGTAGATCACGCCGTAGAAGCCCAGCGCCTCGATGCTGCCCGCGATGCCGGGCACGTCCCCGATGTTGGCGTTCTCGGGGTGCGGGGCCAGGTCGGCCACGGCCACCAGGTCGTAGCGGTGCGGGAGCACGTGGGGCGCCATCAGGCGGCCTCCCGAATTATATAAATCGGCTACATATCCGCAGGCCGGGGCGGCATCGGCCCGCCGAGCAGGTCGCGGAACGCCTGCTGCCCCTCCGGGCTGGCGGCCCAGGCGTCGGACTCGGCCTTGCTGGCGTCGAAGTCGCCATTGATGACCCGCTGGCGCAGCTGCCGCAGCGCGACGGCCTTGGCCGACCCGGGCGGGTGCCGCGCCGCCTGCCCGGCCAGGTCCTTCGCCAGCTGTAGCTCGGGGAACGTCAGCGGCGACAGGTAGTCGTGGTAATACCCCTGGGCGGCGCGGCTGACCATCAGGTCGGGCGCCCCGGCCTCGCGCAGCGCCCGGGCCAGCTTGGCCGTGGTGTGCTCGGCCTCGGGCTCGGTCACGACGGCGGCGCGTTCTCGGCCAGCACGACGCACGGCGCCGAGCGCGGGCACGCCCACGGGGACAGCCGCCGAACGCCGTCCATGACCAGCGGCCCGCCGCTGGCGCCCACGGCGGCCCAGTCGGCCACCGGGCTCTCCTGCCCGCCGCCGCCGCCGCAGAAGTCCACCCAGGCGGCCCGGCCGCTGGGCGCGTAGAGCTTCACCAGGTTGCACTCGGGCGGGCGGTCGCCAGCTGGCGCAGCTGCCGCGCCCATGGGGAGCAGCAGCGCGGCAGCTGCGGCGGCCCCGGCCAGGGCGGCGGCCAGGGATCGGGGAGCCTTCATGGTGATTCCTCCTGACTGCTCCCCAGCTGGTCGGTTGGCGGCAGCGTCGGCGACGGCGCCGGGCTGCTCGGGCTCGGGCTCGGGCTGGCGTCCGGGCTCGGCGCCGGGCTCGGGCTCGGGCTCGGCGGCGGGCTGGGCAGCGCGGCCGGGCTGGGCCGCGCCCGCGCCCGCCTGGGCGCCACGGCGGCCACGCTCGGCGCGGCCTGCGGCAGCTGCGGCAGCTGCGGCGGCGCCAGCTGCCGGGGCAGCTGCGGCGGCACGTGCGGCCGGGCGTGGTGGGCGCGGTGGCTGCCCGGCGCCGGGCTCGGGCTGGCCGGGACGAGCACGGGCACCGTCCGGGTCATCTGCGCGGCCAGCCAGGGGCCGAGCAGGAACCACCCGGCCAGGAGCGCGGCCACCGCTGCCAGGCCCACCCCGGCCGCCAGGTCGTAGCGGATCACGACGACCCCACCGACAGCGCGGCCGGTATCCAGTGGGTGCCGTGGCTGTCGTCGGGGGCCGCAGCTGCCACGGCCAGGCCGCCAGCTGCCCGCGTCACGCCCCGGGCAACCGTGGTCGGGTACATGCCCCGGCCGGTCACGACGATGGCGACAGCGGCGCGCCCAGGCCCGGACAGCCAGGCCCGGGCGTAGTAGACCTCCCCGGGGCGCGGGCGGAACCGCAGCCAGTAGACGACCCGGCCGGCCAGCGCGGGCCGCTCGACGTGATGGGGGACGCCCGCCGTGCAGCCGTAGTCGATGACGAGCCCGGGCGCGGCCACGTGCCCGCGCACCACGAACCCGATCCGCTCGGCGGTGGCGATCCTCGGCGCCGGGCTCGGGCTCGGGCTGGGCCGGGGCGCCGTGCTGGTGCTGCCCGCGCAGCTGGCCGCGCCGAGCAGGCCCAGCGCGGCCACGGCGGCGCCCAGCTGGCGCCTCATGACAGCAGCCGCTCAGCGGGCAGCGCGCCCCCGGCCACGTAGCCGCTGTGCTCGATCCGCAGCGGCGACCGGCTGGAGGGGGTCAGCCCGAACTCGCGCGCCCACATTCGCATCTCATACGAGGCGTCCCGCGCGACCCGGACAGCCGGGTTGACCCGGGGCACGTTGTCCCGGTCCACGATCAGCACCTGCGTCTGCGCCACCATGTCGCTGGCCGCGCGGAACCGGGCGGCGGCCTCGCAGTAGGCGGCCAGGCCCAGGGCGTCCACGGCCTTGGCCGTCCCCATGGCCGCCAGGTCCGGGGCGATCCGGTCCCACTCATCAGCGGCGGCCGGGCTCAGCCAGGCCGGGCGCTGCGGCGGCTGGTCACGCGGCCTCGGCTCAGCCTGGTTGATCCTGCTGGGCTTGTCCCCGTGCAGCAGCCGCAGCGCGGTCGGCTTCGGCGCCGGGCCGCGCCTACCCATCGCGGCGCCCCTCAGATCGGGTGGCGAAACGAGAACCCGCCCGGTCGAGCGTCACGCCCACCAGCGTGCCCGCAGCGAACAGGAGCGCGGCCCAGCGGTCGCGCGGCTGCGCGATCAGGTCGGCCACGACGAGCGCGGCGGCGACGGCGACCAGGACGACGAGCGCGAGCAGCAGCACCCAGCCCAGGGGGCGGCGGGCCGTCGTCACGACGCCGCCCGGGTTTCAGGCGAAACCTGCCTGCGGATGACCGGCGACGCTATGCCGCTCTCCGCGGCCCGCGCCGAGGAGGGCTCCCCCAGCTCCGGGGCGGCAGCTGGCGGCGCCGGGGCCGACGCTGGCGACACCGCCGACACCGGCCACCGGGCGGCGGCGGCCTGCCTCTGCGTCACGACGCGATGGCACGGGCCGCAGGCCGACCACAGAGCCTCGTCGGACTCGTCACCTGGCCGCGCGTGGTGGACCTCGCTGGCGTGGACCGTGCAGCCCGCGAAGCGCAGGCGGCACAGCCAGGCGTCACGGGCCAGCACGCGGCGGCGCGTGGCGTCCCAGCCGGGTGGCATCGCCCGGCCTGCGCCAGCCCAGGGGATGCGCGGGTGGCGCGGGCACGGCTGGGCGTGCGGGCAGCCGGGGCGCGGGCAGCCGCGCGGCGCGCTCACGGGCATGGGTCACCGCCCAGCACGTCGCCCACCAGGTCCACGGTCACGGTCGGCCGCTCCATCCCCCGGGCATCGGTGCCGAACCTGATGTACGCCTGGGGGTCCGGTTGCGCCGGGTCGTAGATCTCCACCATCCACAGCTGGCCCCGGTCGGTGGCAGCTGCGGCCCGCGCCTGGTGGTCGGCCTGGGCCTCCGCGATCATCTCCTGCGCGAGCGGGCTGGTGGAGTCGATCCAGACCTCATCGGCCAGGGCGCCGTCGATGTAGAGCCGGAGCCGCAGGCGCGGGTCGGCTGGGCCGCTCACGATGGCCTACCTGCGGCGGGCGGTGGTGCCCCAGCTGCGGGAGCCGCCGACGCGGGACGCCTTGGCCCGGGCCGCTGGCTGGATGCGGGCAGGGCTGCCGCGCGTGGAGCGCCGGGCGCTGTAGGACGCGGCGGCGCGGAGCATCCGCTGGCGGGATGCCTCGCTGATGCCAGCCGCGCGAGCCTGCGCCTTGGTCGGCAGCGGGTAGGCCCAGTTCGACCGTGGGCCGCTGCGGATGGCGAACGCCGACCGGGGGAGGCGGCGCCGCTGCGCGGCGGTGAGTGCCATGCGCTCATGCTGCCGCCTCGGCTGCGGCCAGGTCAACCGGCCGGGCCAGCATCCGCGATCCGATGCACTGCTCCCAGCCTCCGAACAGGTGTTCGGGTAGGCCGGGGTGCGCGTGGCGGTCCAGTTCGACCAGGCCGGGGTGGCGGTCGCACGGCGCCCAGGTGTGCGGCCAGAACTCGCCAGGATGCCCGGGGCACGGGTGGCCGGGGACCAGCTGGCCGCAGACGGCGCAGCGCCCGAGGATCACCATGGCGGCAGGTCCTCGGCGGCGGGCGCGGGCGGTCCTGGGTCGTCGCCCAGGCGCGCGGCCAGGTCGTCGCGGCGCTGCGCCATCGCGTCGGCTATCGCCTCGGCGGCGGCGGCGCCGGGCAACCCGGGCGGGCTGCTGCCTTCGGGAATACCGGCGTGACCCTGGGATTCCTCGGCCCGGGCAGCCCGCCCGGGAGCATCGCGCTCGGCGCGGGCGCGGTCGGCCTGCCGCGCGGCCACGGCGCGGCGCGCGTCCTCGTCCAGCTGGGCCAGCGGGCGCTCGGGCTCAGCGGGCGCGGTCGGGCGGTCGTCGAGCAGCTGCCGCGCCAGGGCGGCGCCAGCCTCGGCGGCGGCGGGGTTCTTGACGATGGGGCCGCCCGACCACGGCGCCGGGCCGTGGCGCTGCGGCGCGGGGCCGCGTGAGCGCGGGTTGCGCCTGGGCCGGTCCTGCTCGGCGTCGGGCTGGAGCGTCGGGCATTCGGCGGTCGCGTGGTGGCCGCCGCACTCGCGGCAGAGCCCGGACACGGGCGGCGGCATCGGGGTCGCCTGCTGGGCGGCGGCGCCGTGGCTGCCAGGCGGCCACAGCTGGCCCTCCAGCGCGACGGCCGGGCTGTCGCGCGGATCGTGGATCGCGGCGGTGTGCGAGGGATCGCCGCAGACCGAGCAAACGGTGTTTGGCCGCCAGCTGCCCGGCAGCCTCGCGCGATCAGTAGTAGTTCTGTCTTCAGTAGGGCGCCGACCTGGGCCGGCGGTGCTCGGCCCCGAAATCGGCGGTGCTTCTCCGAAATCGGCGGTGCTTGACTGGGGCGGCCCAGCAGCGCCTCCTACGTCGGCGGTGCTCCCCGAAGCAGCGCCGTCGATGGTCGGCGGTGCTTGCCCGTTGGCCCAGCGCGGCGTGACGCCGATCAGTTCCCACACCTGACAGTGGTTCCTGCCGTGCCCGCCTACCCGCTTGATCACCCCGGCAGCCTCCAGCGCGCCGAGCGCGCGCCGGGCCGTGCTGTCGGCACAGTTCGCCCGGCGCCGGATCGTGGCCAGCGGAATCCTGGCGCGGCGCGACTCGACCCCGGCCGCGTGGGCAAGCGGCACCAGCACCCGGAACTGCGGCCCGGGCAACGCGGCGTGATCCTCCAGGACTCCCTCCACCAGCTGCCACGCCATCCTGTCACCCTGCGCCCTCCTGCTCCCCATTGACTAGTCCCTGTCGGCGCGCTCGTAGAAGGCGCGCCAGCGTTCCTCCTGCCGCGCCACGCCAGCGCGCCAGCTGGCGAGCAGCCCGGCGCCGAGCAGGGCGGCGGCGGGCCAGGGCGCGGCGAACAGGAACAGGCTCCCCACCCCGGCCGCATAGAGCACGTACGACGCCCGGTAGGCGACCCGGGACGACAGCAGGGCGTCGGTCAGGCCCGGCCCGCCCTGATCGCCTCCGTGCGTTCGTGGTAGGCCGCCGTGATGCCGTCGAGCCGCTGCCGCCAGGCCATCCAGACCTCGGCGCTGCGGGCGCGGTAGTCGCCCCATGCTTCCTCGGCTTCTTCCTCGTAGGCCGCCTTGGCCGCGTCCAGGCGGGCCATGCGGTCCTCAATCGCGGTGGGCGGCTGGGGGACCAGCCGCGCCCCGGTGCTGGTGCGTACGGTCATCGGTGGTTCCTCCCTCCTGCGGTCAGGAGCTACAGCGGCCGGCGCGGTGGGCCGGTGCTGCACTCGTTGCACGCCCGCTGCTCGTCCCACTCGCGGTGGCTCATGACCAGGCCGCAGCCCGGGCACAGATGCGGGTAGTCGGCGCAGCAGGCGTAGGCGGGACGCTCGGCCAACGGGGCCTCCATGGGTGGGTCGGGGGGCCAGGACAGTTCGGCCTCGGGCTCGCGGCGCGGCGGCAGCTTGCGGACCATGCCCGGGCCGGTCACGCCGAGGATGGGCCGGGGCACGGGGCGGCCAGCTGGCGCGGCAGCTGGGCGCTTGCCGCTGCCCGGGCACGGGCGCCCGGTCTGCCCGTAGCCGGGGGTGCGGAGGTAGTGGGCGCGCATCCGCCCCAGCTTGGTGAGCCCGAACGACCGGCCGCAGAACGCGCAGCGGCCACGCGCCTGCTTGGCCGCGCTCACTGGACCTGCTCCCATCGGATGCGCAGCTGGCGGCGCTTGCCGCAGCCGCAGGCGGCGCGGCCCGTGCGCCGGTCGATGAGCATCGTCTTGTGGCCCAGGTGGCGGTTCATCCAGCGCTGGTCCCGGCGCCCGAGCGGCAGCCCAGGCGGCAGCGGGTCAGGCGCCCTCACGGCTCGGCCCCGTGCAGATCGCAGCCGCGATGCAGGTCGGCCACGACGGAGCTGTAGGTGGCCGCCGCCAGTTCCGGGCAGGCCAGGTGGATCAGGTGGTGGTCCACGACGGCGGCCAGGGCGGCCAGGTGCGCGGCGGCGTGCTCGGCGTAGTTGCCGCCGCATGGCTCGGGCTCGTGCGGCAGGCAGGGCGGCGCGATCGGGTACCCGAGCAGCGCGAGCGCCTGCCTAGACGACTC